TCTTTTTCTTTTTCTTCATTCCAGTGTGATAAGGCATAAGCAAAAAGAGTAACTTAGTATATTCTAAACGAAGTTTGACCTAGTGTCTCTGGTTTTGCCAAGTTAAATTGTTGCAGACAAAGATAACCAAAAGCATCAAACGCATGATCCACACCCAAGTTCTTATTAGGTAATCCAGTATTAGGTGCATAAGTTAAAGTTCTAAGTGCTTTTATCAATTCTTTACAACGAGGATGTATAAGCGTCCTCCTATCGCCATTAGCGTCATACAAGGCAGTATTGACAGCAGTAATCTTATCTCTGATCTTCCAGGGGCTTCTAGGACTCATAACAGTAAATCCACTACGTCTAAGTATCGTATGATCCGTTACACCAACTCCAGAGGTCTTTCTTGCACTTCCAGTAGGGTCAGGACAAGCAATAATTCTACGGTCAACCCCATATCTTCTCGTAACTTCCTCTGCAAAATCCCATGTGGTAGCACCACCCGTTAACATAATCTCATCAAAAACATACAAAGTATCGTTATGTTTAACAGCACACACTCCTGCCATAGGATCAACGTTAAAATCTAACCCAATTAACAAGGGAAGCATGTGTAAATCTGCCACCTCCTTATCAATATTGTCATCACCAAAACTAACAGCAACTAATCCAGTAAGATTTTCAAAACTTGCTTCAAATTCCTGTCTGAATGTCCTCGCATCTAACTGCCCCCTAGCAGCTTCAACCTCCTCTTTCGCTACATTACCCCCCTCAATAGTTGTAAAACTCCATCTTTGCCAATCATCCCATTCCTGTTCACCACAAAAACACCACATATCATAAAACCAACTAGCAGTTCCATCAGGTGTTGAAATAAACAGTGCCCATCCTTGTTTATCAGCTAACGCAGGTCTTATAACCTCAGCCCATACATCTCTATCCATAAAGGCTGCCTCATCTAAAACAACACCAGCTAAACTTCTACCTCTCAATGCCATCGCATTTTCAGTTCCCTTCAACTCAATACTCGACCCATTAATTAAATCTAATCTTAAATCTGTCTCATTTTTAGCTTGCACCCATGTTTTAGGTGTTAATCTCTTTAACTCCTTCCATGCAATATCCTTTGCCATCCTATAAGTAGGTGCACAATAGAAATAAACCTCCCCAGGTCGATTAATTGCTCCTCTTAACAACTCAATACAGCTTAAATAACTTTTTCCAAATCTTCTCCCAGCTACCAATACCCTAAATCTTTTCTCACTATTAAATACCTCTCCCTGTGCATATCTTAAACTAACCTCATTTAGACTCATAAACCCTTTTTTCATAATATTACTCATTTTCTTTCGCATTTCGCACTTTTACAGCTATTATCGAAATATTAACCCCCTCTTTTTTCTAGATTGTGGCTGAATCTTTTATAAATAACTTAAACTACGACCTACCTGCTCCTCAACGTAAACCTCGTGTTCAAAAATACACTGGTGGTACTAATTCAAGAGCAGTTATTGAAGCTAGATGTCAAAGACTTTACTCAAAACAGCTTGAAGGTAAAACAACCAGACAACTAGTAATAGAACATTCTCATAGAGAAGGTATCTCAGAAACAACAGGGTGGGCTGATTGGAATAAAGTTAAAGAATGGAATGATCAAGATTGGCTTAAAGAAAGAGAAAAAATGATCCCTCGCTTACAAGCAATGCGTATGCGACTCTTTAATAAAGCCATCTCAAAAGGTCAATTGCAAACAGCAGCACAAATATTAGACTCTCTCGGTAAAGTAGTAGGTGAATCTGTAGAAACAGTCAATATCCAAGCTCCAGAACTTGCTATTCGCATAGAACCTAAGCAATGAAGATTTAGAGAATATGTTTAAGTTGCCCACACACATAAAAATAAAAAAATATTTTGCAACTACACCCCATTGTTACATAATGTTAAGATATAGATATATTAATATATAACTTGATATCTAATTGCTAAACTGGGGTAGGGGAAATAATATTTTATTTTCTCAGTACCTAGAAAATCGCATACTAATTAAACTATGGAAACAGTCCAAAATGTTATTCCAAGTGAAGCAACACAAACTCATTGGAATACAACATTAAAAGAAAATTCAAATTTAAATTTAGAATTTTTCCACTCACTTTGTAAACAGTCTCAAATTGGTTTAGCTTCATTAATTCATCCATTGCATTATGCAAGTATTGAACATAATGAATTAAAGAGAATATATGAAAAATTTATTAAACCATATGTTCAAAACTAACTTGTAGTACTCTTTAAATCGATTCTAAGGGATGTAATTATCTTTAATAGATAAATACATCCTTTACAACAAATAAAGCTTTACAACTTAACTAAAGCTAAACAACACTAAATTAATTAAAACTATGATTATTGAAAAAGATTTAACAGAATTAAACCAAGAAGAAAAAGACTTATTATTTATAAGTTTAAATCACGTATTACATCATAAGATGGAAAGATTAGGAACAAGTGATCAAAACAACTTTATAAGTTTATATAAAAAAATAAGTCAAAGTTATTGTTCTAATTTTAAAACTATTCACAATTTAGATAATTTCTTAGAAGGTTAATACCTTCTAAGAAGTTTTCAAAACTTCAAAAAAAATTATTTATTTTATTAATTATCATCATGAAATTTTACTTAGGATTTATTATTATAGTTTGTTTTTTACTCTCATCTTGGGGTAATGATCACCCTATAAAGAACGGACAGTTGGGAGAGCGTAACAAAACTATCCAAACATACATTAATAATATATAATGATATATATTATTAAACCCTATTATTTTATTAATTGAACTATGGAAAAAATTTTTTCAAACTTACTTGATAATTTAGAATTATTAAATAATCAAGGATTGCAAGCCTTAAAAGAGTATAAGCAAAAAAATTCTAATTTTAACGATAAGGAACAAGAAGTTTATCAAAAAATAGAAAATAATATTATGAATTATAAAATTACTTTAGCTTCAGATAAGTGTATAGCTGCACATCATGGATTGATTTAATATCAATCCTTTTTTTTATTCACATTATTAATTTTTAACTATGAACTTTGCACCAATTGAGAATAAGCAATTAATCGAAACATCAAGCTTATTAAAACTAATTGCTAATAATGATATTAACGGCAATGAACAGCATATTTACTTACATATTGCTAATACTGGGAGAATATTAAAAGCTTATGATGTATGCAATAAAGGTGTTTATTCAGTACCTAAAGAGTTAAAAGATAAAGCTATTAATGCTAATTATGTACATATATCAACCAGGGAATATAAAAGGATATTGAAAGAATATGAATAAAGAAATACCATCACTTGAGAATTCAAGTAAAGAGAGACTTTTATTTGTTTGTAAGAATTTACAGAATTTAGCTAAATATCATGAAAATAAAATTGCTAAGTTAGAGATGAAAGTTGAAAGATTAGAGAGAGAGAATACAGAATTAACAAGTACAGATTATAGAGATGTTTTTAACCTTAGATAATAGTTTCTTAAAGCTATCTAATTAAATTTAGATAGTTTTAAAAAACTATTTTTTATAAATAGTTTTAACCGTACCTTATTTTATTAATTAATTATGAATTCAACTTTAACACTTTTACCAGCTTATGGCAGAGACTATAAAAGTAAAAGGGATTTAAACAAATGATTGATGATAATAAGATCTATAAATATATAGATAAAGATTTAATTAATGGATATTGCTTTATTAGTGGTAAAAAATTAAATCAAATTTTAGAGAATAGTTATAAACAAGTAAAAAAACTTAAAAAATAATACTTGCTTAAAGGGATGTTTTAAACATCCTTTTATGAAAGTATTTTTTTACTTTCAATTAAAAACTTATTTTATTAATTAAAAATGAAAAATGAATTATTTAAGTTTGGTGTTAACAACACTAAGCTTAAGAATACTATTACTTTCTCAAAAAGTAGTGGATTAACTTGCCCAGGTGCTAATGAATGCCGTGCATATGCTGATATGAATGCCCAAGGTAAGAGATCAATTAAAAGGTTTAAAGATACTAAATTTACTTGTTATAGTGCAACATTAGAGGCATTATATCCAAGTTTATATAACCTTACTAGGCATAATACAAGTTTATTGAATGAATACATTAAAAAGGATGATTTTAAGGGGTTAGTAGAATGTTTTAATGTGTCTTTAAATAGTAAGAGAAGTAAAAATATAAATTTAGTTAGATGGAATCAATCAGGGGATATATATACACGTTTTGAACTTGAAGCACTTAAAAAAGTAGCTTCAATGAATAAAGATTTAATATTTTATTTTTATACCAAAAATATTAAATTACTATTAGAAAATAAAAATTTAGGAAACAACATTTTTGCAACTTGTTCTTATGGTGGTTTATATGATCACTTAATAAAAGATAATTTTAGTCGTTATAGCAAAGTAGTTTACAGCACTAATGAAGCAAAAATATTAAACTTGCCTATTGATACCGATGATACGCATGCTTATGAAGAAAAAGGTGCTAACGGCTTTGCATTATTACTACACGGTACTCAAGAGAAAAATACAAAAGCTAGTGAAGCATTAAAAGAGATAAGAAGAAATAAAAAATTAATTACTGTTTAGATTTTAAAAGTAATAAAAATAATAATTTATAAAGCATATCGTTATTGTTAGGGGTTATCTCATTATTTTGGGATAACTTTTGATGCCTGATAATAGATTGCAAGTGATCATTATTTTGAATGTCATGATCATGAATGAATTGTTTAATTAAGCTCATGAATGTTTGATTAGTATACTAATACATGATATCATGAATGCATAACTTTATATCAAATTAATTATGAATGAAAACAATCTACGTTTATCAAACGTACAACAGAAAGCTATTAGAGCGTTAGCCAAGGCAGATGCTAGACCAGTTAAACAAATGCTATCAATGATTCTAAAAGAAGGTTTTTATTGGGTATTTTGTGAGCATGGGGAGAATATTCAACCTTATCGAGGATGGCCTGAAGGATGGGATGAAATACAAAAAGAATTAGAGAATGAATATAAAAAAGTTATGGATATAAAAGAAGAAGATGATCATTTTGACTATATTGGCGAGGAATATTAAATGGTAAAAGAAAACCCTAATAAAGAATCATGTAAAGAAAGAATGAAAGAGCTTATTAGAGTTAGAAAACTAAATAGGAATCAAGTAGTTAAAAGATGCATGAGAGAGTTTGATGACGTTCATAAATCAACTTTTTATGGTTGGTACGATGAGGTTATCAATGAACCTGACATAGTCTCTTGGGAGTCAGAAAGAAGAGCAGATGTGATAAGTGAATATCAAATTAAACTGGATCTTGTAGAAAGAATGTTTAATCGAAATATGGAACAATACGATAAGTATTGCAACTCATATGAAGATAAAGAAGATGATGATATTTTGGAAAAAATAGAAAAATATGAAGATAGACTTAAATACTTCATTAAAAAATAACAAACACGAAAATTCGCTAACGAAAACTATGAAACATTTTAAATTAACTGTCACTTCAATGACTTCACATTATTTATATATAACTACACCAGACAATGTAGAAATAGATGATGTTTGTGATGTTGAGGAGGTAGAAGATGATGAGTAAAAAATTATCTTTTAAAGATGCTTGTTTTCAATGGGCATCTGGTTTTTATTTAACAGAACATCTACCTAACGAATGGTTTATAGAACACGAATCTAACTGGGCAGAAGGTTATGACAGTTTTGAAGAATATCAAAATGATATTCTTGAGTCAACTTTATGGCAACCTTTTGGATTTTATAGTGCTGAAGAAATCACAAAAGAAATTGAATCATTAGCTCATTGGATTGAGAACGGAGAATACCCAAAAAAGGAGGATTTCAAAAATGATTTATGAATACCAAAATCCCTGCGAGACAATAGACATTGATACTCTCAGGGAATATATGCAGCAACACTTACAGGAAACCATAGAAAATGAAATAGTAAACTCCAGTCAGTCTGATACGTTGGACAACATACTGGAAAATTATATATCTTCTTGTAGTGATCAGGAAGTTAAAGACTACCTGACAGAATATGACCATATTGGTGATATTTTACGATCCAATAATGAGGAAGATTATGAGTAACATACAAAATGATGAGATTCTTGAGAATCTTTATGAACAGGAAGTTCAAAGATCACTTAAAAGAATGAAAGAATTAGGTGGTTCACTTATAAAAGAATCTGATTTAGACCATGACTATATAGCTGAAAAAGTACAAAAACAATTCGAGGATTTATGCCAATGACAAAAAATGAAAATAAATACGCAAAATTTGACCATCTACTAGAAGAATGTCATTGCAGTGAGTCTTATGATCCAGAAGAGGCTCATTATCATTGTTTAGAGTGTGATTGTATTTTAACTTCATATGAAGGAGCTATATGTTGCTCTTGTGAAAAACTTTTTCCAAATTATTATGATTAAATTTATTTTTCTTTAGTTTTCTTAAGAAATTCATGTATTGCTTTTCTTATCAAAAAACCTACAGACATACCAGATCTGCAAAGTTTTTTTAAATCTTCATAATCTTAAGGTAAGAAAACAATTTGAAGATTTATTAATCTAACCAAGTTCCTGAAAATAATTATCAACAGCAAGTCTGATGTGATATGCCATAGGTATACCATCTTCACTTGCTTTTTTTAGTTTGTCATATTGCTCAGGTCGAAATTGACACATATATCGAACATAATCCTGCTTTGGTCTTGGCATAATTTTTAAAAAGACATGATGTATATATAACATAATATAAAAAGACTATCAAGTATAAACCTGATAGTCTATTTATTTTATCAATTATGACGTTACCCGTGTTAGGTAACTAATCGCTTATGAATGAGTTAATTACGTCATGAAATCTTAAAACAGGTGCTAACCATTTTTAAGAAAAGGAACGTTGACTCACTCAAACATCCTCGATGGGAACTCATTACATCTTTGAATAGAAATTAAGAAATTACTTAGAGTCATCAGTAAAATTTCTATCAAAGGAGCAGCGACTAATAATATTATATATCAGATAACTGACATAACTGTAAATATTTATGACATATTGATATATCATGAATGGCACTTTAAAAGAAA